CTGTTCTGCCCGATGCGGGTCAGGAACATCTTTAATTCATCGTATGTCGTGTTTTGTGCTTCGTCCAAAATGATGAATGCATCATCGAAGCTACGCCCACGCATTGTCTCGAAAGGCTCAATGACGATATGCCCGTCTTTGATCATCCCTTCGACTTTCTCACGCCCTAGATGCTTCTTCAGCACTTCCACGATAGGGGCAATCCATGGGGCCATCTTTTCCTGTAGATCGCCGGGGAAGAAGCCAAGGCCTTTGCCTGATGCCACGTTAGGGCGGGTGATTACGATCCGCTTGATTGATCTTTCTGTGAACATCTTTGCGGCCATCGTAGCCGCCATGTAGGTCTTACCAGTGCCTGCACAGCCTGTGACGAATATTAGGTCATCATTTTCGAGGGCTTTGGCATAAAGACGTTGGTTAAACGTCTGAGGAATGAGTTCGATTATTTTAGGAGATTTAGGGGTTGGCACAAAGCCTTGCTCGGCCTTCTGCCTGCGCGTATAACGGCGGGCGTTTTTGCTCATGCTACCAATAATGTTAAGGGAAATAAGGGGGTGTAGCTAATGCCTGCTACAGTTCCTATTATACCATACATAGCAAAGGGCCGCACCTGAAAAGATACGGCCCCTTAGTTTTTATGCAGCTTCTTCAGCCTGCTTTTGGTTTGCCTCAAAGACGTTCAGTTCGAAGATAGCTTTGTTTAACAGCCAGTGCATTACAGCCACGTTAGTCTCGCTTGTGCGGATCACGGTAGTCCCATCATCCTTGATACCAATTGCAATAACAGCCTTAGGCGCTTCTGCTGTAATTTGTTCGATGGCTTCGGTTACTTTGTCCGACATGCTTTTTGATCCTTTCAAGGTTGTCGAAATATGCAGTGTTGAACCCCCTGTGCCACTCTCTTGAGAATACGCCCGGTCGCTTTGCGGGACATGTCATTATTCCTCTGAGGAATGCTTCATATCCTTCGTTAAATGGTTTCTTCTTGCGTTCTGTGTCAGCCATAGTTGCCTCATTATGGCCTCCCGTTTGGTGTCGCTGTATTTTGCCCAGTGCGTTATCTGCTCTCTAGTCCTGCCGCACCCAATGCAGGTGTCTCCTTGGATGCGACAGATTTTCTTGCAGGGTGAGATCATGCTGAGATGTCTACGATCTCACAGACATCACCAGTGCAGGCGAAGGTTTGGGATGATTTAGTGCCATCCGATTTTTCGTATTCCTGCAGGAGTGACCAATCGATCCGCTCAGGCATTATGGAGAGAAGCTGCTCGTATTCGCTCTTACCGATGTCCTGATAGGGTGCCTGCTGATAGATATGGTCATCAAATGGCAAGAAGCTTACGCCAGACATTTCATCGAAATGCTCATAGACAAAGTTTCCTACTTCAAGCCATTCATTCTTCTTCACCGATACAGTCACAGATGGCTTATGCTCACACCAATGCCGCTGATAGATCAGCCACATCTCTAGCTGTTCTACCGCAGTCATCTGAGTGCGGGTAACCGCGCCGTCTGGCGACTTCACAGGGAAATTAAAGACTGTTGTGGTATCACCTTTGTATACACAAGGCTCACTTGGGATACCTTGGTCTTTCATGAACTGGGTCAATGGGTCTTTGTTGTCCCCACGAACTGTGCGGATGTAGTAGGGGTTATGGCGGGCATGAATGCCTGACGCGCTGTCTACAAGCTGTGAGACTGTGCCAGAAGGCTTCACACAAGTGATAGCTGCAGAGACAGGGATGCCAAGCTTCTCAGCCCATTCCTTGTTAGTATCTACCGCTACTTCGCGCAGACGCTCTAGCAGAGCCTTCAGATCGCCCTTCTTACCGTTGGTCAGCACATTATCCATGATGCCTGTCATAGACACGCCCAACAGACGCTCTTCTTCGGTGTTCTTCTGCCAAATCTTCCGCAGGTATGGAAACTTAGTAAATGTGGACTGAATAGTGCCAAGGATCGTGGCAAGGCGAACCTTACGCTCCAAGTCCTTTTCAGTATCTGTGCCACGGATAACAACCTCAGTCAGGTTGCAGAATTGATAAGGCCGAAGGATGATCTCTGAACAGGGGTTCGTGCCGAACTCAAAGTTTGGATCACGCCGCCCATTCTTAGCTGCCTGCTTCTGTGAAGCCTGACGATTAAAGATTCCACGCTCACCAGAACCGCTATCAGCCAATGCAGACCATTCACGCAGAAAGGACTGTGCGTCAGGCTTTTCTGTGTAGGATACGGAGTTATTGGCCAAGTAACGGTGGGTAGGGAACTGGCCTGTCTTTGCATGGCGCATACGGTCATCTGACAGGTTAGACAGGCTGATCATTGCAGAACGGCGAACACCGCCTACCACAACAATCTCACCGATCTTGCACATCAGGTCATGGCATTCGATTGACGAAAGCTTGCGGCCTGCAGCATTGCGGAAAGTTTCTACAGTGAAGTTGAACAAATCGATCAATGGTGCAGGGCCAGATGCACGGCCACCAAATGTCTTCAGCTTTGCACCGGAAGGACGAACCTTGCTTGTATCCCATTTGGGAATTTCACCGCTATAGAGCAACGCGATAAGCTGACGATAGGCTTTAGCCCAACCTTCCTTGCTGTCAGCTACCATGATTGTGGTCTGGCTATCGAACAGTTGCTCAGGCACCTCAGGCAGCTTCTGTATATACTGACGCTCTACAGAGAAGCCTACGCCTGTGCCGCAAAGCAGGATGAACATCGCTTCATCGAACGATTTCATGTCATCTACAGGCAGGTAGGAACAGTTATAGCCTGCTACATTGTCACGGGTCAGGGCAGGGCCTGCAGTCATCATAGCCCGCATGGAAGGCATAACCTCAAGCCCCATGATGGCTTCCTGCAATTCAATGGCCGCATTGCCTGCATAGTCGATCTCAGCAAGGCTCTTGTTCACCACGTTATCAATGTAACGCTCTACGGTTTCACTCCATGTCTCACGCCGCTGTTCGTCTTCAAGCCAACGGGCATAGCGGGATGTGTGAATGAATGCTTGGTAGTCTGTTGGTAGGTAGTTGTTGCTCATTATTTGCTCTTCTTATTTTGAGGTGGAAGGTAAGAAGGACACCCTTTCGACAGGTCAGCGATGCTTATTGGAAGGCCAAAGTCTTCAGCATCTTTCGCAACACCTGCATCATAGTATCTGCTGCATTCAGTGTTGGTGCAGTCGCACTCACAGAATGTCATGTCCTTGTAGGTGATCATCGATCATCGCCGCTGCCGCCGATAACGCCACGCGCCATTCGGCTGTTAAGCTTGTCCAGATTGCGTTGGGCTACCAACTCCATAGGAGTGCCAAGGTCTGCAGACAGGGCTGCGATATACCAAAGCACATCACCAATCTCGTCTGCGATCTGTAGGCGCTGATTGACATCAAAGTCGCCATTGCTGTCCCGCAGAACCTTCTTGATCTTGCCAAGAACCTCGCCGGCCTCATTGGCCAATCCAAGTGCGGGATACATGATACGATACTTGTCAGGATAAATAGCGGTCTTCACCGCCTGATCTTGATAATCAGCGATTAGCATTTTCAGCACCTTCGATTTCAGAGATTAATCGATCCAAATACCAACGGGCTTTCTGCAGGTCTTGCAGGCCGTTTTTGTAGGGCCAACGCCACAGGTATTTGAAAGAGTTTTGCCAACAATAAGCCGCATGAGGGTTTACCTCAGCGCCTTCTGTCATAGCCTGCATTGCATCGATGCATTCAATGCCCGCCTGATTGTAGTGCGGTGGGCGATTGACCATATCGACAGGCGACAAGTCCTTATACGTCTGAGCGGACGCATTGGATTCATTTTTGCCGCCAAAATCTGCACGAGTGGCGGTGGATTTGTAGCAGTCAAAGCAAAGGTCAAAATCGCCTCTGCTATAGACTGTTCCAATGATCGGTTTATCGCAGCGATTGCAGAAATCAGTGACCGGATGCATGTCAGTTCATCCGATCTTTCAGGTTCACGATCTTTGCCTGAGCAATCGCGTCCTGAAGTTCTTCTGCAGGCTCGAACACCAGTTCTTCGCCATCGTCATAGTATTCTTGATACTCCGCGACAGTGCGGGCCAAGCTGCCAAAATGCATGACCATTTCAGGGGCCATGGACAGAATGGTGTTTAGGCCATTCAGTAAGTCAGAGTATTGATAGGCCTCTTCAGTGCTGAGATCAGAAGCAAACTTATGTCCTACAGCAACACGCAGATCACCATCCTCAAGGATCGTCATCATCATGAACATGCTGTTGTCTGGTATGGTATCATCGTCCAAATGGAAGTCAGTCATTTTGAACTCTTTCTGCCCTTTGAGGGGGACACTAATTGGAAGAAATGTTCTGCATCGATGACAGCCAGTGGCTTCCGCCTGTCACCTTTGATGATGGCTATTGGCTCTGAACCTGCAGGGGCGTTTTCAGCCGCCTGATCCATCACCTTGTAGACAGCGAAGGATTTGAAAGCCTTGCATTCAACTGAGTAGGGAAAGACTCTTCGAGCGGCAGGAGAAAGCTGTAAGTCTTCTCCACCTGCACCCATTGAGGTGCTTCTTACGTCTCCATCTTCTAGTGATGGAAATGCCTCGTAGATTTTATCCCTAACCCATTGCTGATGCTTTCGCCCCTTCGCCTTCGCTGAGGAAGGCTTGATGGGCATTGGGTTAATCCTTCACAAACCAGTAGTAAGGTGGGTTCTTTGCCGTGCTTTCTGGATGCGCTTTATACTCAGCGTTAGGCCAACAAGCGTGGACGAAGTCACAGAAACCGCAGGTCTTTGGATTAAGGCGTTTTAGGCCTGTGGGCTTACCACGCCATGTGTCAGGTTCTGGTTCGAACTGACGATCCAAGGGCTTGTCCTGCGATACTGTTTCAATCGTATGCTTGATCTTGAAAACGGTCTGTTCGATCTCATTAGGGGTGGCATTCATTTCCACCACCATGATCTCGCCAGTTGATTTGTTTCCAACGATCCAACCACCGGGTTCTTTACCCTGTGCCTTGGCATAACCAACAAGCTGTCCAATATAGCCGAAGCTATCGTCTTTCTTGAGGCCTTCGTAGCCTTGGCTCCATTTATTGTCGTAGGCCCACGGAGAGGCGGACTTGATGTCCCACACCTTGTCATCAATGTGCAGGTCATCTTCGCCCTTGATGGTCTCCCCACCGATCTCCAATTGAACTTTGTTCTTGGCACCGGTGATGTTGACCTTCGCCACCTTCAAGAGAACGTCCATGACGCACTCAAAGATGTCTCCATGGATCATACGAACAATGTGGTTGTATGGCTTGCGCTTTGCTTCCGCACCAGACTTAGCCATTTGAAGCTGACAGAGAGGTCTGCCGATGTTGGACATCCGTAAGCGGAAATCTTCCTTTTCACGGTTGAATTGGCGGCGGAGAGTGTCCTTGAACTGCTCTCCTGCCTCTTCAATCCAAGCATCATCGATGAACAGGTCTTCACCTTCATCATTCGATAGCTTCTCAAGCGTATGTCTGATTGAAGCCTCTAGCATCAGGCTACATCTTCCAGATCGCTATCCAGATCGCCATCATCCAAGTAGGAATATTCGGCAGCATCCACGCCATCACGGATCGCGGACATATATGCGTCATCAACCTGCTTGTTCTCTGCACGAACAAGATCAGCAACAGCTTTCACGCTATCGAAGATTTCCTGCGTTACAGGCAGAGGGCTTGTTGGATCAAAGGCATACTCGAACGTATACCAGACGATGTCGCCTGTAGCGTTCTTGTTCTTCTTTGTGGTCAGGGTAACCTCAAAGTTCCACATGTCGTAGCCTTTAGGGATACGGCGCTTGAACTGTTCTTCAAACGGTGCGTATGGGCGATCCCCAGAGCCAGACTGGAAGTTGTTCTGGCCGGTTAGCTTCAAAAGGCACGGCTGATTTTCAATCGTGACCTCTTCGCCATCAATGGTTTTGCCCGTGTAGGAAACAACACCACGCACAAGACGGGCCAGTTTCACATCGCGATACTTAGAGCGTTCGTCTGCCGACATCTTGCCCATGGTCTTACCATCAGGCTTACCGCAGCGAATTGTGCCTTGGGTATCACGAGCCTCTTCAGACCAATCAGAAATCTGACGGCTCATGCAGGTGTATTTGTTCGCTGCCGCATCATACTTCGAATATTGGAAGTGATGGCTTAGAGGGCGAAACTTTACTTCCGTGGCATAGACGGGCTTTTCACCGCTCAGGAAGATATGACCACGGGGCAACTCACGCCCATCAGCATCTTCAAATGCACGGTTGATACGCAGCATGGGCATACGAGGCCCGTTGCTTGCGCTTGACTTTGCGCCAAGTTCTGCGGCCAAATCTGCAAGTTCGGCCTGATTGACTGTTGCCAATTCATTCATGTTTTCTGCTCCATAGGTGGATTAACGTCCTAACAAGGTGCCATTACTAGGTGCTGTTAGTCAAGCACTAATTCCGCCTGATCTAACCAATTTGGCCCTTTGCTGATTTCGATGTCCAAAGGCAAAGCGAAGGTATAATCCCACCGCTTTTTCGCCTCGTCTGACACACCCATCATGCTTTCCTTCAGGATGTCGCAGACCTGCTCCAGTTCATCCTCAACGCAATCCACCACAATGCTGTCATGGACGGTAAGGATCAGTAGGGATTTTAGCCCTGCGGCCTTGAAGCGGTGATAGGCACGGATGCAGGCCAATGGCACCAGATCGCCTGTGGCAAAGCCTTGGATCGGGTAGTTCACAATCTGGGTGGCGTTCGTTGTGCGGCCATTCTTCAGCCTGCGAACATTCGGCCAGTAATACTGCCTACCAGAAGGGGTCTGAACGATGCCGTTTTTAAGGACACCATCCATTAACCTCTTCTGGTATTCAGCCAGTCCTTTGTAGATCACGAAGAACTTCTTGAAGTATTCCTGAATGTGCGGGGGTTCGTTTGCCCCCATGCCACCGTAGAGCGGCGCAAAAGTGAATGCCTTTGCACCTTGGCGCATATCCTTGTCCACATCCTCAGGCTTACACCGATTGATGATCGATGCAGTCTGCTTGTGAACATCTTTGCCGTTCAGAATGTCTTCAATGATTTGAGGGTCACGCGACACCTCACCCGCTACCCGAAATTCCAGACCACTAAAGTCGGCCTCTACGATGCAACCGTTAGTGAAGCGGCTTGTCACCGCCTTGCGTATCGGAAAGCCCCGCTTTGGTTGGTTCTGGAAGTTCGGGTTACTGCTTGATAGGCGGCCAGTTGCTGCAATGGTCTGGTTCATATTTGTATGCAGCAGGCCATCTGCCCGCGTCCAAGTGCGGATACCTTGGACAAAGCTGTCTAGGTAAGTGCTGACTGCATTGAGCCTACTGATATTTGTCAGGAACTCTTCAGCCTGCAGATTACCTTTTTCTCGTGCCTGATTGATCAGGGCTTTGATGGTGTTCTTGTCGGTGGCAAAGCCATTGATGGTGGCATATTCGACATTCAGTGGCTTCAGCTTCAGCCCTGCCACCTTGCCTGTGTCTTCATAGATCGCCCCTGCACCATTGCAGTTCTTGCAGATGTTAGGGCGGGCATATTTCTCACCGTTCTTCTTGGTGCGGAATACTTTGCCGTGGCCATCGCAAACCGTGCAGCAAACAGCAACAGTGCGATATACCACATCAGTTGTGGTGCGGACTGCAGTGTTAAACTCTTTCTGGTTCATGCGAGGGCGGCGTAAGGGCCGTCCATTGGGCTGCATACCGATATTGAAAACGCTCTGATGCAGATCACGAGCCTTAACGCGGCGGCTGTAGACCACCGCTGTCATGTCTGCCCCGCTGTTAAGATTGATAGGCGTATCGCCCATAACCTCTTCGACAATGCGGTTTAGGTCACGCTCAAGCTGTTGCTTCTCCGCCGTGAACTCACGCTCCACATCATCCAAAGCGTCCATGTCGATATGAATGCCGTTGGTTTCGATCTCCAACAGGAACACAAGCATCTCGTTCATAAGATCAACGATGCTGTTCAGGCTCTTGTTTTCGTCTTTGTGGTAATCCTCTAGCTGCGCCAGATAGATTTCCCCGCAAGATACAACGTCTGCTTCGGCATATTCCAAGACAGTCTCAAGAGGCATGGCCTCAAAGCCGATGCCCTTCTTGAACATCTCGTCCACAAGGTCTGATTTCTTGCGGGTTACATTGCGGCGTTCTGCAGTTGCTTTCAGGGACAGTTCCTGACGCTGCCCTTTGGCCAGAATATACTCACCGATCATGGTGCAGTAGATTTTAGGCGGCAGGGTAAGCCCCATCTCCTGAAGCCACAGGCAGTCAAACTTAGCATTGTGGGCAATAAGCATGTCAGCCTGAGAGAGGGCGTTCTGAAGCGCCTCTATCGGATCAGAGCATTGCTTTTGGTTGTGATTGAAGACCAGAGACTGAACGTCATCAACGGTATCCCAACCGATCCATCCGAAATGCGCTGAGACGCACCAATTGTCTGGATTAAAGGGGCTGTTGTCTGTTTTGTCGTTCAGCTTCTGGACTGTTGTTTCCAAATCCAGAACTAGTCTTTTCACAACCGCACCCCCAACAGCTTGGATTGAATCTTGATCAATTCCTGCAGCAGTTCGATTTGCCGCATCAGCAGGGGTTGATGGTTCTGTTCCCACTCCTCTTTTTTCTTCTCAAGGAGTTCGTAGTATTCCAATAGGTCTGTCTCGTTGATCATGCTGCAGCCCCATGCTTTTTCTTCGTGAGGTGCAGCCACAACTGGGCGGGCTGATAGAGACGATCCTGCTTCATCGTGAAGCAAACGCCACGATTGTCGAAGTCAGTCTCTTCTGCTTCATCCAAGAACTTCTGGCGGGTAGTCCACCCAAGGATGTTCATCACATCATCCTGAGGCGTATCTGTGACCAATACAAAGACATCTGCTCGTGCAGCTTCTTTGGATTTGATCAGCAAGCGGCCTTCAGAATGCCATGTGCTTTTAACATCGATGGTTGTGTCGCCATCAAACAGATCAGCACCGTCATCGATACCAATCATTGTAGGGTGATGTTCAAGGCCATATGCCTTAGCCACAGCGGCTTCAGCACGAATGCCAAGGTAATCGATCTCTTCGTCAGAACGCTTGTCTTTGCGCTGATTGAAGACACCTGCAACGCGAGATAGCTGCCACCGCATAGATGCGGCCTGCTTGCATAGGCTGATCTCTGGACGGGTGAGTTTGATCAAGAGGTTCATTGATCACCCCCGAAGTAATTGATCACTTCATCCAGTGCGTCCAACACGCGGAAGTTCACCTCTAGGTCTTCGACATAGAAGTTCGGAACCTCAGCATTACGGGCGATATATTGTAGCGCATCACCGATACTTTCAGTGACACCTTCTTTAGCCTGAACCAAAGCTGCTACTACAAACCGATCCGCCTCTTCGCTGTGCAAATCGATTACTAACTGGCTTGCTTTCAACTTAAACGACATAGCGGCTGATCTCCGGTTCAATGTTGCAGGCGATCACGCCGTGGTAACCGCTCAGTTTGTTCTTTGAGACGTTCAGGAAGCGGGTGGAGTTAGGCTCGTCATCGTCCTGCGATGAATGCTTGCCGATACCAATGATCAGGTCAGCCTCAGCGGCTTTACCTGTCTTGCTGCCTTCCATCATGGAAAAGTCTAAGCGGGTGCGGCCCTCAGCATCTGCAGAAGCCTGCGATAGGCCGATCAGGGCTACCTCATGGCGCTTGGCCATCTCACGGGCTTGCCGATACAACTCACGAAGACGCTCATGAGATGCATTGAATGATCCTGTGAGGTTGACCTTATCCAATTGGTCAATGATCACTACGTCAGGCTTGATATGGCCGATATAGGCATCAACCCAAGCCAAATCCTTCTCTTGGATGTCCTTCATCACAAGACGATCACGGATCGCCAGATAACGGGTCATGGCTAGGTCAGGGTTATCATGAACTTCTGCCTTGGTTAGGCCGGCCCATGCCTGCACTGCACGAAGCTTAGTGCGGCGGGCTGCTTCTTCGTTGCCAAGGTAAAGAACCTTTGCGCCTTGCTGACAGAAGCCATTAGGGGCAGCAGCTAGGCTTACCACAAATGCTGTCTTACCTGTCTCAGGACGGGCGAAAACAATGCCGAACTCACTAGGGCCAATGCCATAAACATTGCGGGATAGTGTTTCGATGTTGAACTTCCACCGCGCATCATCAGATGCCTCAGCAAGAAGAGTGTAGATGTCATCAGTGACAGGCTCACCGAAATCATCTGAGACGTAATGTTCACCTACCTTGTCCAGTAGGCGCTTGAGCATATCCATGGCCTCATAGCGGCCCTCAGAAATAGAAATGCCCAGATTAGCAATCTCACGCCCTGTCTCCTGCTTCCACAGGTTATCGATAACGTCAGATGCAATGTCTGGGCTTAGTGGGTCTGCATCAGCCACAGCCGCTACCAGATCAGTGAACTGGGTGCGGTCAGTATTGGTTGCTGCAGGATGCTTTGCCTTCCAAAGCGCCAGAATGTCACTGACGGTTAGGTCATGGCTGTATTTGGAATGTGCTTCTGCGATCAGCTTGAATACTTCAGAGCAACGATCATCGAACAAGGTCTCTTTTAGCCTGCTCTTGTTCTGCTCATAGAAGTCGGCTGATAGCAGGGAGTTTAAAAGTGATGTCTGCACGACAGTCTCCCTTATTAGTGCCTCAACAAGGGACACTATAAGGTGCTGTAGTAGGGTGCAGTCAAGACAAAAAATAACCCCCGCCGCATGGCAGGGGCTAAATCATTGAAGCGACTCAGAAATTAGTAGGAGCGAAACTTCATGCTCTTGAGGTCTGGTTGTCCATCACCCCGGCGTTCACGCATATCTACTGCATGGAAGACAACGCTCTTATTGCCTTTGACCATCGCAGCGATTTGCTCTTCTAGTTTCGCTTGTTCTTCTGCAGCCTCTTTGAAGCCGCCCTCTATTGTGTAGTCGATGACTACAATTGCACGGGCTTTCATCGTATTCTCCTTTATTACCCTTTCGGGCAGTGGGTTGTTGGTAACGCAGTTTTCCTCTGCGGTTTTTTGTTTTTGGCCTAACTGGCCGGCTCTCTGCTCAATAAACACTCAAGTTGTGTAAGGTCAAGGTGCTTAGGATCGGCTTTAGTTAATCGTATAGTTGCGTCACCACCTATGGCCTTAGCTATCGACACTGCCTTAGACGAAGCATCGTTGTCAAGAATAATAATATTCCGATTATTGAAGTTATTTTGGCACAAACGTCCAATACTGGTTCCTAACAAAGGGATACCAACTACATTTTCTAGTCTAGAAACAGAACAAGCTGATGGCACATCTTCGACATAAACTGCTGTGTTTCCTTGGCCAATTCTATAGCCACTAGTTACGTCACCATACGTCCACCACTTGGCCTTGTGACCTACAAGTGATCTCCCAACAGCACCTTTGCCATCATTGGTATAGAACAACACTCTTTTTTCAGCAGGAGCGTATCGGATGTTTATGTATCCGCTGTTGTAGGCATCCATGCAGTTATTATCGATGACGTAATCTAAGGCCTCAGGATGATTCAGTATGCTGCTTGTGATGCGTGGCAGGGGTGTAGTCCTAGGAGCGGCCATCACAGGCTCTGTGCGGCCCTCTAAGCGGCTCTTGATAGCATCTACACTGCGAGGCCCCTGAAGGCTTCCCTTGGCCCCACACGAGGCTCTGAAGCAATTCCACAGAACACGGCCATCTAGCTTTGTGATGGAGAACTTGCGACTGCCCCCACAAAAGGGGCAATCCAAGGTTTTCTTTTCGCCTTCAGACAATCTGATCTGGCGGACTAACTGTGCTTGTTCTCTGGAGCTGTAGGTCATTGTCCCACCCCCTCACAGTCTGGACAGAACCACTCGAAGTGAAGGTTCTTCTTGCCTAGTTCCGGATGATATTTGGCAGCGACACGATACGCTACCAATGTGGCTTCACTGCCCTTGATGATCCATCTGCCGCAGCAATCACACGCCACATTTCGCAGTATCTCACCATACTCTCTTGTAATTTCTTCCATAACTGACCCTGTATATTTGGGCCTCGGCATGGACTACATGAGGATACACTTAGTTAGATGTCTGGTCAATTGCTTAGTAACAGCACCTAGTTATGAGGTTTTCAACACCAACTGCCTTCTAAGTCATTGATTTTACAGTGATCTGACACGACCCTGAAGGCCGCAGGTTCAAATCCTGCCCCCGCAACCAATCCCAACAAAATAAGGCGATGATCGACTTCATGTCTGTGGAGTTGAGATTTGTGGAGATTTTGAACCTTTTGTCAGGTTATTTTCATCTCTTTAGTGCTGCTCGTTGTAATCCTTGCCTTAGCCTGTTTCCTCAATAGGGGCGTAACTAGTTCCCCTGTGGCGCAAGATTGCCGCGTTCGTCTTTTTGGTCAAGACTTTTATTCGCCGCCTCTTTTTCCTTCGATCTTTGCTTCTCCTCTTCCGTCATAGGACGGATAGTTTTCATTCAATATTCTCCATCAATGCTTCCCATGACACGGGGAACAGTTCAGCCATATGTTCACTGATTTGGTTGGCTACGATTTGCGACTCATACTGTGTGTCACTTGCACACCGTAGCCGACACATGGCTGCGAAGGCATCTAGGCTACCAGACCAATACCATTCGGTCATGGCGTTCTGCGGAAGAACCATGCGGGCCTGCTCAGGTGCTACCCCTTCTTCTAACAGATTGTTGTATACGCCTTTAGCTAGAGTGGCGATGTATTCAGACGTAATAGCCGTATCAACTACACCCTCACTGCCTTGCTTCTTGTCCGCACTACGACCACGCCATGCGTCAGGCACATAGAACTCAGGCTCTTCATCTACATAGCGGCGGCTGATCTCGTTCCATCTGAGAAACTTATGCTTCACTAGCTGTCGCGCTACAAAGATAGGCGCTGTCACATGGAAGGATGCAAAGGCATGGCCGAACGGTGACAGATGCTTGTGCTTGGCTAGATACTGAATCAGCTTAGTGTCTTTGTCTTGGAAGCTATCGTGCTTCTTACCGAAGCTAACTCGTGCAGCATTAACGACAGACAGGTCACTACCCATGTGGTCGATGTATGTTGCTTTAATCTCACTCATAATCTTTCACACCGTGTTTCTCGATGTCTTCAAGCATTGCCTGTAGCACCTGCTTGACCTCTTCCACGCTCTCGCCATCGACAAAGACAGGGGATTCAGTCCACCCCAGTGCATCTGATCCATCATCACTTGGGTAGTATTCGTGGATTGCAAAAAACGGCTCACCGTCATCGTCCTTGTGACGCATCAGTTGATAGTGCCATGTGCTGTTAGTCATCAGAAGTCAGGCTCCCCGTTTTCATCGAATATTGGCCACCGAAACTCGTAGCTTCGTTCAACAGGCTCTTCAATCAAGGATTCATCGATCTGGCTGTTATCCAACACGCCAAGGTTCATCAGTTCAGCTTCGAGGCTGAGGGGTATCTGGATGCTCATTGTGCAAACCTCTTCATCATGCCATGGGCGGCAAGTTTCTTGGTGGGGCGAACATAGGTGTTCAGAACCCCACGGGATTTGTGGCCAGTCACTGACCGCAATTCGTCTTCAGTAACCCCTGCTTCGGCCATCTCTGTGGCCCCAGTGCGGCGCAGATCGCGTAGCTGTAGGTGCGAAGGCAGGCCTGCAGTGCTGCGGATACGCGCAGCAAGCTTGTAGTAATCAAAGCGGGTGAATGGCTTGCCTGTTGGCTCATACTTGATGATGAAGTCATTCGCTTCACCATTGATACCATGCAGGCGCTTCAGAATGCGTGGGGATGCAGGGATGGTAACCCGCTCACGGGTCTTCTCTTGGACGAAGTCGAAGACCTCGCCATCAAAGTTAGACCACCGAAGCTGACGCATATCGCCCGGACGTTGGCAAAGGTCATAGCAAAGCAGGGCCAATGTGCCGACAGACCAGTATCCCTGATCATCTGCAGTCTCTATGAACTTCTGAACCTGTTCTGGTTCCCACAGCACAACACGGTCAGGCAAAGCCCGCAGACCCATCTGTGCGAATGGATTGATACGAGCCAAGCCCTTCTTGTTGGCGATTGACCATACACGGCGTAATACTTTGACCGTGTGATTGGCTCTATGCTCAGACACATTCTCTTTCAGATAATGATACAACTGCTCTGCATGCATTGGCTTGACCTGCACAGCCTGCATCTCACCGAAGGTAATGGGGGATTCCCCTAGCCTGATCTCCATCGCCTTCTCGAACAGCATCAAGTAGGTGCGGTGGGTGTTAGGCCGCAGGGATGTCCAAGCATTGGTCTGTCTGTAGGTGCTGATCAGGCCACGCACTGTGCCTAGATCGATGTAGACCTTACCTGCACGATCCCGCTTTGCATCGTCATAGAGTTGATTGACGTAGCGGGCGTGATGCTCTGCATCCAAGCGATTGTCGAAGCTGATGAAGGCAGCATTCTCAACAAGTGCCTTAACTGCAGCAGGTGGATTGTATGCCCAGTAGGGCGTTCCATCAGCGCGTAGGCGCTGCTCCAAGTATTTTATCTTAGCCATAGTGGCCTCCAGTCTCATAACCCAAACTAGTTATGAGCATAGAAACAGCACTTAGTAGATGTCAATCATAAAAAAACACTTGCAGCATCTAAGAGGGTGCGATAGGTTTCTCTTAGTGGAACTTCCTCCCTGTCCACGACTGCCCAACTAGGCCCTGCACTATCATCCCAGTGCAGGGTCTTTTTTTTGTTTAAGGGCATGAAAAAAGGCCCCGTAGGGCCTGTCTTCGTCTTATGTTCATGCAACTTTAAGCTGATTTAACGGTTATAATTGGCACATAGCCAAGTTCGGTCATATATTCGTCAAGGTTCATTGCTACGGCTACATCGCCACCGCAGATGGTAACTACAGCATGGTCTGTGCCATACCGTGATACATCCTTGGCGGCATCCAACAAAGCTTCGCCAACTTCCAAAGCCTGCTGCGCAGTCAGAATCATATCAAGCCCCCGATGTTTGAATGTTCCCATTATGTTCTAGAGAAGACACACCGTCAAGAGATACAAACAGCACCTAGTTAGAGGCAGTCAAGAAAAAATTGCTGAGTGTGGTCACAAAACAGTGAATTGGTAAATACGGCAGACCAATAGTTGAAGTTTTTACTGGCGCGTCAAACGAGATAGCACCTCACATATGAGATTGTCCTTGCAGAGATCGGACAAGGGTTATACTAAGAGCAACCATGACAGGTGATGAAGTAAAGCAAGCCCGCAAGCAACTTGGACTGACGCAGACGCAGTTGGCTCAGGTTATGGGGCTGACAGGCAAGACCTACATCAGCAAGATAGAGAACAACACTCAGCCCTTGGGTGAGGTATCGATCAGGCTGCTGAAGGCTTATCTTGCAGGATACAGGCCAGAAGACTGGCCAAGCCAAGATTGAAATTTTACTTGCGCGTCAAGTCAAATAACACCTCATGTGTAGTATTCATTCCCCATACTGGTAGGACTTAGCGCCTGCTCCTATACCGCCCCCGCCGCCGCCCTTCGGGGCGGTTTTTTTGTGCCTGCAATGGTTGCACAAGATGCAACATTTTTGATTGACAGGGGGCGGGGGGCTTTGCCTATAAGGTTGCATAGAGTGCAACCCTAACTGAAAGGCAATTGACCATGCCCTTTGATATGACCAAAACCGCAACCGCTATCTATGTGGCGCTGACCCTGAAAAGCCGCAATGCCAAAGTCGGGCCTATCCCTGTCTCTACTTCAAGCGCCGCAACTTGCCCTGATGCCTGCCCGCTGAAAGCGGCGGGTTGCTATGCTGATGGCGGGCCGCTGAATATTTTTTGGCAAAAGGTAACCGAAAAGAAAGCGGGGCAAGCTTTTGACCTGTTCCTAAATCAGATTGAAGCTTTGCCTAACGGCCAATTGTGGCGGCACAATCAAGCGGGGGATTTGATCCCTGACCCTATAGATAGCGAAACCATAGACCACGCCGCGCTGATTGATTTGGCCATGGCCAACACAGGCAAGCGGGGTTTCACCTACACCCATTTTGACCCTATCGAAAACCGCGCCAACAGGGAAAGCATAGCCGCCGCAAACCGCGCGGGCTTCACTGTTAACCTGTCAGGAAACAACCCCGCCCACGCTGACAACCTGGCTCAAACAAAGGCGGGGCCTGTGGTCACTGTTTTGCCCCAAGAATATGAACGCAAGAACCGCAAAGGGGAATGGACAGAAACCCTTGCAGAATATCGGGAACGGATGGCGGGGCTAAAGCATGAAACCCCCCAAGGCCGCGCCATTGCGGTTTGCCCTGCCACCTACAGCGAAACCAATTGCAAGGCTTGCCAACTGTGCCAACGGCAAAGCCGCAAGGTAATTGTGGGCTTCCCTGCCCATGGGTTCAGAACCCGCAAGGCTGATCTAGTGGCACAGGGGGCGGCATAACATGGGGGCGATTTATTACGCTGTGGGCTTTGTCACTGTTTGGGCGTGGGTATTTCATCACCTAGCCTAAATGCCGTAATAAAATGCTTTACTGCAGCACTTAACTATGGCACAAGCTAAGGCAGGGGGATTGACCGCCCCCGCTTAACCTAACTGAAAGGAACCAAAAAATGCCCTTCGATTTGATCTATAGCCGCAATGGCAACTATTCGGAACTGAGCCTCGAAACCCTGCAACAGGATTGCCCCGCTGCTTTCACAGGCCACGCAAGCCCTGAACTGTCGGAAAGATACGGCTTTGTATCTACAGCCCAAGCAATCGACATTTTGGCCGATCACGGCTTTGCCCCTGTGCGGGCAATCCAAAAGCCTGTGAGAAAGGCGGATCAATTGCCTTTCGCGGATCACATGATTGCATTTAAGCCAACTGCCGCTTTCTCGCACAATGGCCACGAAAGCCCCGAAATTTTGCTGTATAACTCGCATAACGGCAAATCTAGCTTGCGCTTGTATGCGGGGATTTTCCGTTTTGTTTGCAGCAATGGCCTAGTCGCAGGGGAAGGCTTTAGCGCAAAGCTGCGCCATAGCCGCCTAACCGCAGATAGCTTCGCGGATATGATGATTGAGCAAGCCCAAGCCTTGCCTGAATTGTTAGAGCGGGCCGAAAACATGAAAGAGCGGGATTTAGACCTATCACAGGCCAAAGCTTTCACGTTGAAAGCCGCAAGCTTGCGTTGGGAATTTAACCCCACAGATCGCAATCATGGCCGCGAATATCAGGGCGATTTGCGCGGGGCTTTTGCCTGCCACTATACCCTGCAGGATATGCTGCAAAGCCGCCGCTATGAGGATCGCGGGCCTAATCTGTGGCGGGTTTTCAATCGGGTTCAGGAAAGCCTGATCCGTGGCGGGGTTTCTATCCTGTCATACACGGATCGCAAGCCCTTTGGCACATTGCGCCAAGCAAAGGCCGTGGCTTCCCTGCCTGAGACTGTGCGGATCAATCGCAATCTGTGGGATTTGGCCGATGCGATTGCGTGACCTGCTAGGCGATTTAATCGGGGCGATAGCGGTTTTCGCTATCCCCTACCTTTTCCTCATTGCCGCCCATGCCTTGGGCTATAACTGAAAGAACCCTGACCCATGACTGAACCGCGAAGCGAAAATTTCATCCTGAGCCAAACCCTTGAAGCCCTTGAAGATTGGGCCGCTGAGGAAATCGCAGAAAACCCTGAAAGCGGGGTTTCAGTGCAGGAACGCTATTTCGAAATAGCCCAAAGCTATATCGACAACCTGCAGGACGAAATCAAAAAGCGGGCGGCAAGCCTTAGCCAACCCGTAACTGCCCTTGAAGCCCTGCAGAATTACCGCCGCGATTTGCGCTATCAATTCAACTTGGGCGAAAATAACTTTGAACTAATCAACGCCCATAGCTGCGGGACGCCATGTTTCGAAAACGCGCTGCAGTGTGTCGAATATCTCAAAAGCCTAGATCAAGCGATTGAACAGCTAGGGGGCAAAGTAAACTAAAGCCACCACAACCTGAAACCCTAAGCCCCTGCCATTGCGTGGGGGCTTTTTTATTGCGCTAATAAAATGCTTTACTACAGCACTGAATTGATTTACTAAGGGCCTAGGCCTGATTGACCACAGGCCGCTAACCTAACTGAAAGGAATCTGAAAGATGACCAATATAGAAACAAAGCCCCGCTTGAACGCAAAAATCAAACCGCGGTGGGAAGCTCTTTTCGAACATGCTTTGGAAAGCCAACAGTTTTGCAAAGAGCGGGGCGATATGATGACGGCCCAAGAATTGCGCCAGCATATTGCGGACGTTAACCGCTCTTTTTGTTTTGAATTAAATGATCACTGGCAGGAAGTAGCGGCCAAATGCGTTGAAGCCTGTGAAGGGGTTAAAATGGAATTAGGGGAGGCGGTTTAATGTTGTATCTGCTAACTTTCCTAGGATGCGCGGCGGGCTTTTTTGCCTTTGCTATGGTGGCCCTGACCTTTGCCCATATCCTGCCCATTGCAATCTGTGCCTTGCTGATTTGCTTTGTGCTGATGTTGGTGATGATCATGATACCGCTGCAGTTAGGCGATTGATCTAGACCAAAGCCCCAAGCCTTAGCCCCTGCCCTAATCGGCGGGGGTTTTCTTTTGGGCTATAGCATAGCCTGAGAGACGCGCAGATAGGCCACAGGGGGCGGCAATAGGGGAAGCCCTAGGGAAGGCACAGGATGGCCACCAGATAGGCCACAGGGTGGCGCTATTAGGTGCAGCACAGGCTGGCCACAGAATGGCCGTATATCGTGCATCACGCGGCCCCGCTATCCCATGGCCCGAAATCGCCAACGCCCGCCCGTGGCTTTCTGAGGGCTTCACAGGGCTATCTTTTTCCTAGGCTTTTATTTTTCCCACAGATATGGCCCCACAGCGTAGGGGGTAGGGGTATATTTTAAAGGCTTTGGCGGGCTTTGTGCTGCGACCTGTTAGGTATCAGCTTATTATTTTATTGCAGCAATTAACAGCTAACCTATTGAAACCATTATATTTTGCTATTGCCTAGGCTTGCAGCAAGGGGGCGGGGCGAGTGCCATGGCCCCCTATACCGTTAGCGTATACAACCACGGCCAGAGATTGGATTTTTAGACCCGTAAATGGCCTCCTACATGGCCCTCCCCTAGTGGACTCAGGATGCAAATCCGTAAACGCCCTAACGCCTAGGGAAAATTTGGGTGTGATCAAAATGTAAACCGATTGGTGCAGTTTACTGTTGACCTAGCTAGGTGCTGTAGGTATTATGATACCACAGTGCTTAGGCCTGCGACTATAGCCCCAGATTGGTTATGAGTGAATACGGACAGGACATTGTCCTAGGAGTGCCTATCCATGTGGATGTGGACTTCGAGATCGATGCTGATGGTGAATGCAGTGTCGTAGCGATCATCTACAATGATGATGATGAAGACCCGGTAGAGGTCTTTGTGAACTTCGAAGGCGTAGTAGAGTCACTGATTGAGTATCATGGTGACGTTACTGGTTATCAGAAGCTGTATTGTTTGGCTCATGAGTTTAGCAGAATGGCTGCTAGGCTGCGTGAGAAGGCTGTGCTGATAGAAGACAGTTCTTCGGTCGTTAATAGTCTCTTT